TACCTTTTTTAGTACCACCGTTTGTTAGTACAGGTGTTGCAAACATAAACCAAAGTTGTGAGGCATAATCATAGATACGTTGTGCCATCTCTGGTGTGTCTGAAAAGGTACGGGCTACACGGGCAAACGCATCTTGCGGTGACCCTTCGTCTGGCAACAGATATCTATCTGTCAAAACTTTCATGCCTTGTTCTGTAATTAATTCATCACGACTGTAGTCAATCTCAATGAAGTATTCTAGTTTGTCGTGACTCATCCTTTATATCCCTTCTCTATTTGTTTTTCTAAGTTAGCTAATGCTCTCCATGCAACTTGCCCCCAATCTTCATCGAGTATGTGTCGCATCATAGCATCAAGTTCATCACCAGATTTACTTCTATCCCAATGCAATGTCTCTGGTGTTTGTCCATGTTGCAGTCCACCTTTGAGTGATACCTTGGCAACACAAGCTAATGCATTAGGAAAATATTTTATAACACCAGTGTAAACAGGGATGGCTTTTCTTTCGGCTGCATCGTCTGGTAATGGTTTTATAAAATCAAATGTAGGTTGGTCTATTTGCCAAGCCTTTCTTTCTTTTATATCTGCCATAGCTTCACCTCACCTGTCTTCTTGTCATATTCACCGTGGCGTAAAATCCTGGCCACCCTTGCTTGTTGCAATGCATCTTGTTCATTCATGCCCGCCTTCTCATAGGCTTTAACAACAATCTCCCACATATCTTTTACTGGCATATCTTTGTCAGCTAACATTTTATTAGCAGTGACTGCCCCAACTTTTGGTACGCCAGAATACCCGTCAACAGGGTCACCCATCAAAGTTTGTATCATGTGAAAGTGGTTAGCTTCGTTTAGTGAAATCTTTTGTACTGTTTCACCATCACGACAATAGTTACAAGGCACACCCATAAAGTCTTTATCTATAGAACAGATAATAGTTTCATCCTTAGATGGCTTTGTAGCTAAGATACCAAGTACGTCATCAGCTTCTAAGCTAGTATAGAATACAGCTTTGTATTTTTTAATTAGATGACTACGCATATCACCAAGCACTAACGGCTTACGCTTTTGTTTGCGATTGTCTTTGTATGTTGGCAATACATCTTTACGAAAATTCTTTGTGTCCGTAATAGCCACTACAATAGAATCAGCTTTTAGTTTTCTTTTCAGTGCATCAATACCATCATCAACCATCTTCATGGCTTCGGGTGTGTATGAATGCAATGTCCATAGGTTATCATCCCACTTAATAGGCTGTTCAGATTTAACTGCCGATTGATATGCAATGATGTCACCATCGATTAACAATGTTCTTTTCATTTTAGTTTCCTTTTAGTCTACGAGGTTTGCGGATTTAAACACTTCGGATAATGGAATGAGGACGCATTTAGATTGCCATCCATCACCAATCATCTTTGTGTTGTCTTTAAATTTCTCAACAATCTTTTTGAGAACGGGTACTTCAAACATAATAATAGCGTAGTTTGATTTACCTCTTGCTAGTATGTGAAACCAGTAGTCGGCTTCTGTAACTGATAGGCCAGATGGTTTACCACGGCATTCTATTTCAATAGCTATGTTACCTGTCTTGTGCCACCAATCACGTTCTGTTTTAACTTCTATCTTATCTTTTGATTCACCTAAGATAGATGCCACCATTGCTTCACGTTCTTCACCAAACTTTAAATCGATGTCGAACTTATTAGTATATGTTTTTGTCAATGTGTTTCGCTCCAGTTGTTCCCGATTTTATATTCACCATCCAGAGGCAACCTTATCCCAAGGTCTTTCCCTGCACGGTCAATACAATCAACCGCCAACTGACCGACTTCTTCAGCCAAATGTGTAGGCACTTGAATTTGAATCTCATCATGTATCCAAAGCAATTGAGTAACATCGTCATATTTTTTTATGGCTCTGTTAACCTCGACTAACCATTGTTTGGCACAACAAGCCCCTGCTCCTTGAAGCAAGGTATTGAGTGACGAGAATTTATTTCTTACTTTTATAAGTCTACCATCAAGGCCGACAAGGTATCCCCTATCCGCAGCCGAATGCACTTGCTCAATTAACTTGGCTAATGCGGGCATACGATTTAGGAATCTTTCTTTGACAAGCTTGGCTTCTTTGTTTGTCTTGCCTGTCACTTCAGCAATCTTTCCGACACCACCACCGTAAAGCCAACAATAGAAAAAGCGTTTCGCCAAGTCACGACTTTCTAATCCCGCAGCTTCTTGGTTTGCAGTGTGGATATCACCATCCAAAACTATCTTGGCGTACTCACCGTTGTCTATCTTATGTAAATAGTGGGCGAGTAATCTGGTTTCGATTCCGCTTTGGTCAACGCCAACCATCTTGTAGCCTTTCGGCACGGTAAACAATTCTCTAAACTCTTTCCCGTATGGTGCATAGACCGCAGGTACTTGTTGAAGGTTGGGGTTGCTTGCCGTGCTACGGCCTGTCACCGCTCCGTTAGTATTAACAGAACCATGTAACCTGCCGTCCTTCATTAGTTTTAGATAAGCTTGTTTACCATCCCCCAACATACCAAGTCGCTTCTCTAGGAGGAAGTATTCAGCGAGTAGTTTAGCTTCGGGGAATGGTAACTGGTTTAACACACGGTCATCCACCTTGGGTGAACCATCGGGTGTAAATTCTTTGGGCTTCCAATCGTGTAAAGTTTTTAACCTGTCAGCAATGTGTTGTCTTGATGACGGATTAAACTGTGTATGTGATACCTTTATAAAAGGCTCACCCTTTACATATCCTCTGGCTTTGTTGTTAACCTTTGGAATAAATTCTGTACGAACTTCGATGGGTGGGAACACTTCTTGCAGTTCTTGGGCAATCGCTTCTCTCTTGGATGATAGCTTCGCATATAGTGTTGTCGCTTTTTCTGTATCAAACATGATACCGTATTGTTCTTGCCTTGATATGATTTCACAAACTTCATGCTCCAATTTAATTGCTTGTTCTGAGTATCTCTTAGCAAGCATACGTTGAAATAAAGTATGAGTGGTATGGCAATCTTGTATGCAGTAGTCCAACATCTCTTGTGTAAACTCTGACCAATCTGTTTCTATCTCCTGCTTTGGATTACCAAGACGTAACCCCCATGCTTTCAGTGAATGGCTACCCCATAGTTTTGTAGGGATTGCTTTTGACTTTGTGTCGATATCAAAAACATCTGGGTAGATTAACCTTGACCCAACTAAAGTATCAAACACCCTGTTAGGTTTAAGGTCTGGATAGAACTTTAGTAACTGAGGTATGTCATACTTTATTATGTTATGACCAATGATGCATACTGCTTTGTTTAAAGCATCAACACCTTCTCTTAGACTACCAGTGCATTGTTTGGTGTCACTGTAAGTTGAGACTACATTAGAATGTATATCTTTAATAACTATGCAGTGTACCTTGGTTGCATCTAGACCATCAGTTTCTATATCAAAAACTAATTCGCTCATTTGTTTCTCCTATGTTGTTAATGTAAAGTGCAGAGTCTTACTGATATCCGCTCCGCTGCTTCGTTCTCCTCTTCTAAAACTCCAAGGGCTGAATCAATCATTAAGTAAGAGGGCAACGATGCTACCTCTATCTCAACGTGCAATCCTGGATTCTGCATTACTTCTGCCAATGCATCCATGATGACCTTCGTCCACTCAAGACCCTTCTCATCAAAACTCTTGGACATATGTAGACTCCATCAGAATACCTTTGGTTGTGTCGTAAGTTAATGTACCTGCCTCACCACAATCACCACTATGTCTATTCTTCAAAACTCTAACAGTAGTCTCATGTTGGTTCTCACTGTCTTGCTGATTTCGTTCTAGTCCTAAAACCATATCGGACAGTTGAGCAATGGCGTGTGAACCTCTCAAAGAATTTAAGCTTGTCATCTTACCTGCTTCAAATCCTTCATCACCGCTTGGCCTACGCAAGTGAGACACAAGCATCATGCCTACACCTGTCTCTTCAGTAAGACAACGTAAGGCAGTCATTGTATTGTCAATCAATCTACGCTCATCACCATCTGCAATAGAACTTACAATGATTGATAAGTGGTCTAAGAATATCCAACCACATTCACATCCTTTGGCAAGGTATCTAATCTTCGATAACAAATTGTCAGCCATCGATGAACCAAAGTGATTGTATAAAAAGAACCTGCCGTTGCCGACAGTCGCATCAAAAGTATTTCTAAAGTCTTCATCAGTCACACCTTCTCTTGATAGGTGCAATGGCTTTTGCATTTCGATACCCATAATACCAAGGGCAGTTCTTTGCATTGACTCTTCCAATGCTACATAGCCAACAGTCTCACCTTGTTTAAGCAAGTGGTGTGCTATCTGTCTTGCAAATAAACTTTTACCGATACCACTACCTGCGGTCACAGTTACGAGTTCTGATTTTCTTAAACCACGGGTACGAGAATTAAGATTTTCAAAAGGATAAGGCACTGACTTGGTGTCATCAATCTTGTGAACGATGTCATAGATATCTGCACCCGATACAATACCGTCTGGTGTGTATGGTTTTGCATTCCAAAATGCTTTGACAAGTTCTTCACCTTTGCCTTCAACCAACATCTCGTTGGCATCCTTCAAACCAAAGTTCATTATCTTTGCTTTTTGTGGTGCAAATAATTTAGCACATTCATCCGCAGCTTCACGCCCGTGAACGTCTTGGTCAAAACAAAATGTAATAGTTTCAAATTTATCTAGCCATTCCATGTTGGCTTGGATGTCACGCTTCGCACCCTTACTGCCAGACTTGATTGAAACTACAGGCCATTTGTTACCAAGCATTTGACTCATGCTCATGGCATCAACTTCGCCTTCGCAAACTGTCACGTTCTTGCCCGAACCAAATAGGCTCTGACCAAACAGTTCAGTTTCTTTTGCTGACCCCAACCATTGGAAACTCTTATCTGGGTAACGCAACTTCTGTGCTTTTATATTACCTTGCTTGTCATGGTAATTGGCAATCTGTACAGGCTTACCGTTGTACTTGCCGACCCTATAATTAAATTTCTTAATGGTGTCTAAACTTAAACGCCTACTACTAATAGCCGATAAGTCACCAGTGATAAGTTCACTGGGAACACTTTCCGTTTCCATCTGTTCTCCTATATGAATTGAAGTATGCTTGCCACAACCGAAACAATAACTATGCCCGTCACTGTAGACTGCTACGTTATCTTTGCTTCCGCATGAATCACATGGAGCATGATGGACAAAGTCACTTTCCATCTTTGTCTCCTAAATAAAAAACCCTAGGCATCTTGGCGAACCAAAAAGACCTAGGGCTGTACGACACACAACTGTAGTACATGATTGTTGTAAAATTTTTTGCCTGTTTATGCAACTGGTTTCTCATAGAGCCACTCCG